GCAATTTGGTGTCGGAGTTGGAGTCGGCGTACTTGTTGGTGTTGGAGTTGGTGTCGTTATGTTATCCACATCCACATCGAAATCACAATTTGGAGTCGGTGTAGGTGTTGGCGTACTTGTTGGTGTTGGTGTAGGTGTGGTAATATTTTCCACATCCACGTCGAATTCACAGTTAGGTGTTGGTGTAGGGGTAGGTGTTGGAGTACTTGTTGATGTCGTAACGTCTACCTCAAATTCACAATTTGGTGTAGGGGTTGGGGTTGGTGTTGGTGTACTTGTTGGAGTACTAGTCGGTGTTGGAGTACTGGTTGGAGTACTAGTCGGTGTTGCCGTTGGTGTAGGTGTTGGCGTATCAGTTGGTTCAGGCGTACTAGTTGCCGTTGGTGTTGGTGTATCAGTTGGTTCTGGAGTCGGTGTATTTGTTGACGTTGGAGTTGGGGTTGGAGTACTTGTTGGCGTTGGGGTTGGCGTAGCAGTTGGTGCGGGATATTCTTCCCCACACGATAAATCTACATTACCTTCCATATCACAAGGCTCATCACCGACAACTCTTGGGTCAGGTCTACCATCTGGACAACAATCGGTAATGTACAATTGATTCAAGTCCATATCGAATCTTGAGAATAAATCGTAAGAGTGTTGTAGTAATAGTTGATGATTAATGTTACCATTAAACACTATTAAATCAGTCGGTTGTTCACCTGTTATATTTAAATTAAAATAAATGTCTGGTGTGCAGTAATTTAAATCAACTGAGATTACCTCAATTAATTTACCTTCTTCAGTTATTAAAAAATCTCCTTTCTCTAAATAATCATTTGTGTAATCACAACAAGGTTCTAATTGTTCTACCGCAACTTGTAATTGTTCGGGAAACCTCGTATCAAAGAAATAAAATTTAGTTTTTTCAACTGTTATATTATTATCCTCAACTGTAACCGATTTATTAGTATAAACTCTTAATTTTGTTGTTGGTAAAACTTCGAAAGTCTCTAACGTACCGTCTTTAGTTCTACCGACAATAACGTTTTTCTTAACAGAACCTAAACAATCGATTCTTGAAATTTTAATTGGGTTGTAATCATAAACAAAAGAAAAGTCGTCATTTAATAAACCGTCTTTTATTTCTTGATGTTTAATTTCACCACAATGTTTATAAGTTGCAGATAATATAATATCATCTTCACTTAAATCAACTACTCTAGTTTCGGTATAATCACTTAATTCTGTGGAATCAGTTGTTGTTAACCCTGTATATAATAAAACATACGTGTCCCCTTTTAGTCCATAGTTAAATGATTCTCTATATTGTACTTTAGGTACTATTTGATATGCAATATCATCAGTCTCGTCGTCATTTTCTTTGTTACCCTGAACATACTTTATACTAAAACCTTCAACCTTTACTTTAAGGTCGCAGTTCGAAGCATCTGTAAATAATAAATCAATTACATCGTCCTCATAAACGTCTCTCAATATTAATGTGCAACTATTTGGAGAATCCATAGTTGCACCTGATAATGTGTAATTAGATGTTTCATTCACACCTAACTCACAGTTTTTGTGAACATAGACTGGCCAATTGGTTGTTGAACCACTTTGTATTGGGATTGTTGTTCCTGTTACTTTAATTGTTATATCACCCTTAACCTTACAATCAACTTCACTACCTAAAATATACGTTGTTATTTCACCATTTTCACATTCATTTGAGAAATCTAATTCAATTCCACAAGTTGTTAATTGTGGTTCATTTAACGATGTAAACCTATAATCGAAATACTCCTCAACTGAACAATCATTAGGTCCATATTTTATTGATGTGAATCTGATTTTTTCTATACCATCGATATCAATAAAAAATTCGTAGTCGATTAATTTTTTAAATTCACCGACACATTCATAAGGTTCAGGTATTTCATTTGGTTCAGTTCCATATAATGTCGTTCCACTTAATGTACAACCTGTTAAACAAGGCCATCTAGCAGCTAAAGAATATGGTTCGTAAGTATCAATACAACCAACCTCATCCTTTGTTGTTGAGGTGTTTACGTCATTAATTAAATCAATTAACGATGCAATCCAAAGTTGTTTAATTTTAACAACATCTGGGTTGATGTATTGTTTATAATCACAAATTAAAGGTAACTTATGTAAATAAGTTGTTGTTTGTCCTGTTAAAAATGCAGTACCCCCAAATGAACAATTACAATCGTCTATAATCCACTCGTCAAATAATTTTGCACTGTTCTCAGTATTAACGATTCCACTGACCACAACTGGGTTACCTGTAAATTCTACACCGTCAATTTCTATTATTGGGTAATATGTTACACCAGTTGAATTTAAAAGTCCTCTGAAGTTATCTTCATCACCTAATAATGTTTCTAAATCTTCCTCAATCGCAGTTTCAAAATCTGGGTATAATTCCTCAATAAACTCTTTTGGTTGACACCCAAAACGATATTGATATTTTGAACGTCCAAATACTCCATTCTCAATTATATTACCTCCCGTCCACAATGTAGTTGCGGGAATGAATTGGTCAATAACCTGTGTCCAATATGGACTCATTTTATTTATAAATTCAGACACACTAGGTAAGTTATATGGTGTGAAATTAGTATTGGTTATATAATCCCTATAGATGTCTTCTAAAATAATATAGTTCTTTCTATATTTTATTGAGTGGGAATTTTTAATCTGTTGACTTAATGTTCTATCTAAAAACTCGGCAAACGTAACACCCGTTTGTGGGGTTAGTGTCGTAGTTCCAAAAGATAAACTTAACTCTCTTGATTTTCTATATATGTCATAATCCAACACTTGTGGTGCGGATAAATAAACACTAATGTTTTTTCTGTTTAGTAGATAAACCGAACCATCGTCAGTTGTATGTGATTTTTTATTATCAATTTGATTAATAATGTCAAATCCAGTATCTAATCCAGGTAATGTTCTAAAAACGTCAAAATAATCCTCACCATAAGTGAAGTCTTTCGATTTTGTTTTTATTGTTTTTGTTCTACCTGTTAAACTAGACAATTCGTTATCCAAAATCATTGAAGATCTATGGTCTAAGGTTTTTTCATACCAACCCGCACCCTTTTGGAAAAACATATCCGTAGCATCGTCATACGCTCTTCTTGGTAATGACGTATTTTCAACTATCGGGTATTCTAATCTATCGTATGTCGTTTTAGAAGTTGTAGTAGTAACAGTATATGTAAATGTTTCTTCGTTAAATGTTAAAACATTATTTGTTTTGGTACCCTCAATAACATCATATATATCAGACTCTAAATCCAATGATTTCGGAAGTCCAACTACTTGATAGACGTATTCATCTATTTTAATCATTGGTTCAGGGGCACCTAAGAATTTTAAGAAAAATTCAATAGATTTTCTTGTACCTTTTGATTTATATAATTCAACTAAGTTAACTAATAATCTTCTGTAAAATTCATATTCAGCATCAACAACATTAGAACCCAAATTAATTGCGTCGTATTGTGTATCTTGTCTAACATATAAAAGTTCATCTATTTGTTTTTCATCTAAAAGGTTAACAGTTGATAACCCTAATGTATTTGCTAAATTTTTTAATAATACGTCAGGTACATTATTAATACCATCATAACTAACATTACGCATATTTGCAATGTTAGAAATGTATTTTTTTACCTTATCAAAATTTTGTCCGTATAATTGAAAAATAGATTCAATTTTTTTATCCTCAGTATCAAATTCGTACAATTGAGGTGAACTCATAAATCTAATGAATAAATTAGATTTATAGTCATCCACTTCATCGGATATGTCGATTAACTCAGTTAGATAATTTTCATAATCTAAACCGACAATTTTTATATTCCAACCATCTTTTGATGTTGGCCAGGTAACTTCTACTTCCGTTATTTCCGTTTTATCACCCTCAAAACTATCTCTAGGTACTTTAAATTTTGCGGTATATTTTGGTGACGATTCTCTATTTAATAAAATTTCCTCTAAATCATCTAACCCCATATAAAATTCTTCAACTATACCGTCGTTAGGTCTAATTGAGTAATTTAAATCATAAGTTGTTAATGTTCCAAATGACTTACCAAATACCTTTAATTTTACTTCGTTATTAGAGTTAGGTTCACTATACGTTAAAATTGGGTAGGTTTTTCCAGAAACTTCAATAACATATTTTTTATATGAAGAAAAGAAATTTCTAACTTCATTATCAGTTGTAGGTATAACGTTACTTTTTGGTGTTAAAAAAACAACATCAAGTGGATTATAAATTCTTGCAAAATCGACTGTGAATTCAGTCGTATTTTGATTTATATCATAAGATATGTCGTAAGCGGTGTAGTTCGAATTACTAATTAAACTATTAGCATCAACTAAACTACTTGCAGGGAATTTTTTTATAATTCTCGTTATCGAAGCAAGTAACCTACTTCTTAACGAACCAAAAGTTGAAACCGAAGCATTATTTTTAGAAGATTTGAATTTTATTTCTTTTTTTCTCTCTTCTTTAGTTTTAGATGATGTGGTTGGGGAATTTGTTTCTTCCTTTAAATCGTCTAATGTTAAGAAATCTGAAAATTGACTTGTTCTAAATTTTTTAGAATCTTTTTCAGGTATAATTCTATCAAGCGCAAAGTTTGTATTAGTCAATTGACTAGTACCGTCGGTTATTTGTCTACCAACTAAACTATCACTAAATGTTTCTGCACCTGTTGCAGCTTGACTCGGAACTTTTCTTATTGCCATTATTGAGTAATATCATCGAAGTTTAATGTCTCATCAATATCTTCCTTATTTTCCCTAACCTCATATAAAGTCTCATTAAATTCGTCTTTAACTTCGTATAAGTTGTATTGTTTGAAGATATTGTTATTGTTATCGTAAATTGTGTAAATTCCTGAAGACACAGCCTTACTTTGATTACCGTATAATGCGTATGCTAATGTTGATGAATCGTGTTCTACCATTTCCACTTCAACGGTTGTTGGGTTGAAGAATGTATTGGTGAAAATAATATTTTGTCCTGGTTGACCAATAAATGGTACCACATTCGGTCTACTCGATGGTGCCGAAGATGGTGTTACAGTTAAAAATAATAAATTAGACGCTGAAACACTATATTGATATCTGATTGCCTTTTGTGTTGTACTTGTTAAATTTGAAACCACTGGAGTACAGTAGAATGAAGATGTAACAATTCTGTAGAAATTAGGAATTTTAGTGTTATCATTTGAATTCAAATATTCAATTCTATATCCAACTAAACCTTGTGGTGTAAATTTGTTTCTATCCGCTGAA